AATATTGTTGGATGCAAGGATGCTGGCAATAGACAACGCTCCAAGAGCTACTGCCGGGGCATAAAGCTTAGCAAGTTTAAGTCCCGTCTGAATATAAACGATAGTCAAATCTTTTTTAGCATCTTCAGGAGTATACTGGTCAGCCAAAGCTTCATTTGCTTGACAATCATGGATGGTGTCAATTGTATTCTTACTATTTTCGAGAATTTCACTGACCTTAGTAGTAGCCTTGCAAGCCATAACGGCACTCACGACTGTACCGACAATACCGGCCACCATAAGAATTTCGGGACTATGTTTTTTAAGTTGAAAGCCCATTTTATTAATGGTTTTAATAAGTTCTTTTTTCATTAAACATTCTCCTTTCCATGTTTGGTATTAATACGATTTTTTGACGCTATTTCAGCTCCACACGCGGCATATCCGGCTAAATCAACAAAACTGTCTTCAGTCGCTGTTCCCGTACGAATTCTGGCAATTTTAAGTAGAGCCATCATCATAGCCACATCATTAGCTGAAAAATCTACATCTTTATAAGCTGACCACAATTTTGCTATGGTCAGAAAGTTATCCTCAGGGGAACCATATTCGTTTTCACGCTGTCCGCATACACACTGCTTGGCTTTATCCAAAGTTTCAGCTCGTGTCATTTTATCAATCCTCCTTCAAATATTCGTAATACTCGGATTCCGTTGCAAATAACATCCAACGCCCAGATACAAACCCCATATAACCGTATAATGTTAAATATCCTTTCATATAAAAGTCCTCCTAATTTATTGGAAGTGCTCTTGGTAAATTCAGAACATATCCATCTCTTACCCGAATTACTTTACAACCACTAATATTTGTCCAACCGTATTTATTGGCGGCATAGTTGTCCATAGATACGTTGGCTAAATCATAAAGATCCATGATACTAACGACGCCATATTGGGAAATTATCTCATTCATAGCATCGAGAACCGCTTCAGCATCTCCGCGAGTTGGAAAAATAAGTTCATCGTAATCAAATCCATTTCTCGCAGAAGAAGTGCTGTAATCGCGTCTTTGCTCATATGTTCTATCGTAGTATCGTTGATATGAAACTTTTGAAGCGGTTGAAGATTTGTTTCTCATTCCTCCATATAGAATCATATCGATTCCGTTTGTAACAATATCCGAAATTGCTTTCTTAATTGCCGGAACAAGAACCTCCAGTAAAATATAAGATTTTACGTTGCTAATATCTTCTGATATGAAGATATCCGCAAGCTTTTGAATACCGCCTTTTTTCTTAGGTTTTACAGTCCCGGAAACAACTTTTCCTACTTTCCTCTCCGGTATCCGTTCTTCTTTTGATTTATGAGAGTTTGGCTTATACTCGTCCATTCTGGTTCTCCTTTCATTGAATTAAAATAATCTTGCCTGGTAGAGTTATCTTAGTGTTAGGAAGTTTATTATTTCTTTTCTTGTATTGATAAGTAAGATTGCTTCTAGCTTTCTTTTCGGATACAGCGTATGTAGAAGCTTTCCATCGATTGGCTATACATCTGTCAAATTCCATAACAGGTCCATCATATAAATATTTATTCATAAACTTTCTCCTTTCCTGACAAAAGAAAAAAGGGAAAGTACCTTGTTAAAGGCACTCTCCCTTAAAGAAGCCTATTTCCTATTCAGTTGTTTTCGTCGAATTCCTCGAACTAATCATCTTCGCGGTCAATAGATTCTCCGTCGATCTTTTGCTGAGCTTTTTTGGCTTTAATTTTAGCCACAATCGGTTTAACCACATACTTATAAGCAATTACGCTTCCAAGTGCGGCCAATCCTATACCGGCTGCAATCTTAAAACCTTTACCAGCTTTAGAAGTAGCAATCTCCGTTGCCTCCATAACCTCTTCGTTTACCATGATTTCGTTGTTATTCATCGTTATTTCTCCTTTCAAATATAATATTTTTAATATGTTCTCCATTAAAGGCTTTGTTTTTTTCGCGTATTCACTATTACTAGCGATAGTCATACCTAGGGGTAACTTGATAATCGATAACAAGGCATGGGTTTCCATCGTCCGTTAACTGTGAACTAAAATTTAGTTCGATATAACCGCGATCGATGTTCCATCCGATATCGTCACCAATACTTATAGGATTAAGACCGATTTCATAATAGAATTCATTGAGAGAAATATACATTTCATCCCTCATCCTTCTATTAAGTTCGTTCTCTACTTTTTTCAATTTGTCGATATCACTTTTAAAATATCGACCTGAAATCGCATCATAACAGAGAGTATTACCTTTTTCGGTAATGATGACTTCTCGACTACTAACCGGATTTTTATCAATTCTATCCTTAGCGATTGCGTCCCTCACGGTCTGCTCCTTTTTTTCACCGATCGTCTCTATGACTTTTTCCTGGTACTCTTTGAGAGCTGATTCTGAAAGAGTGTAGGCTGTAGCAAGAGCCGCATTTCTTCTAGCATTTACGGAGCTTGCCCCAATCAGGCATATTACGGATAAACCTCCGGTTATAGCGGCAGGAATATAACATGTCCAGGTCGTTTTGATAATATCTAGCGGTTTGAGTTTTTCAATATTTTGTCTATCTTTTTCTTCCTCAATTAGTTTGATAGCTTTTGGTGTTGCTCTAACTGCCATTACAGTTGAGGTAATCATTCCAGCGATTCCGATACCGGTAAGAATCTCCGGACTATGTTTTTTCATTGCCGTCCGTACATCTTTGACAATGTTAGATAGGTTTAATTTACCCATATTTTTTTCTCCTTTCAAATAATCACATTAATAAAAATCGAATAGTTTCTGCCACATCTATGGCAAATATAAACTTCTGTTTTTGCTCTTTGGCTAAATGAGCAAAGCAAATCATCTTAAGAATAAATTCGTCTATAACCATATCAGCAGTTGTAAACGGATTATCCATAAGCGATTCTATAATTTCATATGCCGCCCATCTTTCGTAACTTCGTCGTTCGAATTCCTCTTTTGGCCAGTCTTTCATTGGCTCAAAAAGACATTCCTCCAAATACCTGAATACTGTTATCACAGCTTCATCATTCATACCATCCTCTCCTAAGAAAGAAAAAGAGTCCTTGTTAGGACTCCTCGTCTTCAAGTGCAGCGAGCTTCTCGTCTTCAAGTGCAGCAAGCTTCTCGTTAATACGTTCATCAATCTTTTCTTCCATTTTCTTCTCGTTTACCCAGTCGGTTAGAAGTGTTGCACCCATACCTACCACAGTAGCGACAATACCAAGAATTTTTACCAATTTAGTATTAACCATAAAGCGTCACCTCCTTTCATAATATAACTTGTAATTTGTGCGGACTAACGATCTTTGAGAAAATCGGTAGTGGGCGTTTGGTCGACAGTAATTATCCAGCAGTCCATAGTTCCATCGATATCGGTGTGAAGATGGAAGAAATCAATCCAGTAGTAATCGCCGTTTGAGTTCGTCCATCCGACTGTATCTCCGTATTGTGTATGTTCAAGTCCTAGAAAATCATAGAAATCGTTTAATGACGGAGCCCAACCTAAACAGAAAATTCGATTGAGATGATATTCCGCCTCCAAAACACGGGTGATGGTTGATGTAAAATATCGATCACCCATAGAGTCATAAAATAGCCGTTCATCTTCATCCAACTTTTCAAAACCAAGAGTCCGACTTTCAAATAGGGTGCCAGCTTCAATAGGCACTTTCTTTGCTTTTTCTATAGCCAGTTCTCTTATGATTCGTTGATGAGTTTCTTCGCCATAAAGCTCTGTCAACTTATCTTTGTACTCTTTGTAAGAGGTATTAAGGAAAGCGTATGCACTGGCGAGAACTGCCTGTTGACGTCGATTCAAAATATTAGCACTCACGATACAGGCGATTGTAAAAACACCAAAAGCAGCTGCCGGAATATAACACTTCCATGCCGATGCTATAGCCTCTTTTTTAGTATAGGCATAGGGGTCTCCGTCATGATTCCGCCTGCTATCATTTTTGATAAGTTCAACCGCTTTTGGAGTCGCTTTAACCGCCAAAACAGTGGTTCCAATGACTCCGACAATACTAAAGCAAGTAAGAATAGTAGGAGAGGACTTTTTCAAAAATGATTTTGTTTTGCTTAATAATCCTTTCATTATTTTTCTCCTTTCTTTGAACAGGAACTGTTCGTACAATATAGAAACTCTGATTTACCATTGACGCCTATTCTCCGTTCTAAAGCAGACCCGCATATCGGACATACTGTTGGAATTTGAATATTATTACTTTTCTCAATATCTTCGTATATTTGAGGAATTATCATATTAGCTTTGTAGACTTTAATATGATCTCCAATACCAAGTCCAAGTTCCTTCATAACACTGATATTGTGAACGCTTGCTCTTTTAACAACCGTTCCTTCGAGTTCTACAGGATCAAATACGGCGATAGGAGTGATAAGACCGCTTTCCGCTCTAGACCATTCAATTTCTCTTAAAATAGTAGTCTTAAGCTTGTCTGGCCATTTAAAAGCCTTGGCATATCTTGGATACTTACTTGTTGAACCGAGGTTATTACACAAATATAAATCGTCATAAACAACAACGAGACCATCCGTAGGATACGGTAAAGTCTTAGCAGCTTCTTCTTTTTCATTAATGGTTTTAACGATGTTTTTACTGTTAACCAGACACCATTCGACAGGCTTCATTCCTAAAGAAGCTATAAAATCCAAACCTTCCGACATTCTGGAATATCCAAGCTCTTTTGCGTTAACGAGTTCGAACGGAATAAATATAATTCCGTATGTTGATGATTTTTTAGAATCGAGAAGTCTTGTAGCTCCAG